GAACTGTATGATGGAAAGTAAGGATTGACCTGTGATATTGTTGTTAAACGCGGTGGATAAGCTGTTAAATTATTGTGATTTTTGGGGCAGTTAGTAACAACGTTGGCTTCTCAAGGAAAATAATTGTTGAGAAATTCTAAGAAATTACAGGCATATAACAGAAAACCCATCGGTGGACGAAATGTGTATAAAGACTATAAGCCTATAAAATGTAATTGTTTATGGCCAAATACCAATGTGAACTTAACAATTTAACCGCCTATACTACTAATACTACTATATTTTAAACTTAATAATAACAGTAATAAGAATTGCCCTAAAAGGTAAATGATATGAGCAAGATACATTACGCAAAATTCAGACGAAGCAAATGGGCGGATGTCGTTTATTCGTGTGGTATTATAGCAGAGGCCCCGAGGTTGGGCACACGTGATAAATCTAAAGTTACTTGCAAAAGATGCAAAAGATGTGAAGTTTTGGAAGGCGGTAAATGATATGGAAGAATTAGAATATGAAGAACGTGCCGAAAACATTATGCCGAAGTTTAGTTCGTGGGGCGATGGGCTTGTAAAAATCAAAAGAAAATATTGGTACGAGTCAAGAAACCGTATTATATCAATACTAAAGCGAATCAAAGAGCTTGAGGCTGAACTCAAATCAGCAAGAGCCAAATATGACCTGTATAAAGTCTGTGCTGAAGATAAAGTTAAAAGCCAGGCCAAGCGAATCAAAGAGCTTGAAAGAACTTTATATGATATTGCGTATAAGATGGCAGGTAGCAGTAAGTCTAAAGAGATGGCTAAGCAAGCTCTTAAAGGCGGTAAATGATATGCCGACAAGGATAAAATGCAGAAATTGTGGTGCTGAGTCTTATGCTGCTGGGGATACAGGCTTAGTCTGTATTAGTTGTTATGATAAACAGGCCAAGCGAATCGAAGAGCTTGAGGCCGGAAATGAAGACCTGAAAACTCAACACGAAGAGGATGAAAACATATACGAACAAATTGCGGAACAAAATGATTTTTTGATTGAGCGAATCAAAGAGGTTGAGGCTGAGAATAAAAAACTAAAAGAGGTAGCCAAATATGCAGAAGCGTACACGACAGCGCCTCCACAGCTCAAGGGTGAAATATTTCGGGATATGGATAAGGCGTTAATAGCTCTGAAAGGATAAATGATATGGGTAGATACCCTTATGCAGCCGAATGTAAAAAGTTGAAAAAGCGAATCGAAGAGCTTGAGGCCGCTTTGGTAAAAATTGATAATTGGGCAAAGGCATATCCCTTAGAAGTATTTCCTGAACCTGACTTTAAGAAAGCGGCTGAAGTACTAAAGTCTGCTGGATTAACCCTTGACGCTATAAGTGCCTCAAATATGCGTCACGTTATCAATGGTGTGAAAGATATAGTTGAACAAGCCCTGAAAGATAAATGATATGGAACGCTCTGATGAAGCAAGACGGGAAGATGATTTATATGATCGAATAGGTTCATTGGGACGAAAAAATGAAAAACTTGAAAAGCGAATTAAAGAGCTCGAGACTGAAAATAAACAGTTAAAAAAAATAAATAAAAGATTTTCTGATATTTGCGCTTGACAAACCGTAAAAAGTATGATTTAATAAATTGTATTGAGGTGCTGCTGGAGTCGCGACCATCTACGCTTGAAACGCGATAAACAGCGTGGTTGCTGGCAGCACCTAAAATATAAACATATTATGCAAGGATGCAGAAATATGATAAAAGATATTGAATATATGCGGCTGGCTTATAGGTTGGCCGCTTTTTTTATATGAGGTTTTTGAATGTTAAGCAGAGGCGAAATGATACGCCTAATGGACATAGAGCACGAAAAGAGCCGAACAAGAGCGGACCGTTTGGTGGAGAAAGCGTTATGGTTTTATTTATGGCCGGTAGTCGTGGTGATGTTAATTCTTAATCTTCGAGTACATTTAACGAAATGGCCAAAAAGATTGAAAATAAAAAATGAAACATTCATACATACCTATATCGGGCGCTGGCTGCAAAAACGAGACCGTTTGAATTGGAGTTATTATAAATAAAATGGCTAAAAGAGCAGGGCAGCCGACAAAGTACAAGAAAGAGTATAACAAACAAGTTTATAAACTATGCCTATTGAACGCTACTGATAAGCAAATAGCTGACTATTTCGAGGTTGATGAAAGAACGATAAATAATTGGAAGACAAGTTATCCTACATTCTTTCAGTCCCTAAAAGACGGTAAAATCAGAGCAGATGCAGAAGTAGCTGAGAGTTTACACTCCAGGGCTGTAGGTTATTCGCACAAGGACGTACATATAAGCGTCTGCAACGGCAAAGTGGTTAAAACTCCCATCATTAAACATTATCCCCCAGACACGGCCGCAGCCTTTATATGGCTTAAAAATAGGCAGGGCTGGACAGATAAGAAGGATATTGTCTTAAAGGACGACAGATACACTTCTGAGCAGCGGGACGCTATAAGGGCTCAGTTAGCTGATAGGTGTGTAAACAGGGCGTTACCGGCTATTCCAGTAGATTCTATTGTCAGTGAGACTAAAGATGTACAAAGATAAGAACAAGCAGAGAGAGGCTAACAGAGAGCGTCAAAGGCGTTACAAGGCCAAGCAAAAGGCGTTACTATCTGAGGGCGTTACCGGCAAGGCGTTACCACAGTTTGAGGATATAATTGGTCTACATCTTAAAGGTGTGCCCAAGCGTGGCAAGGATATCAAGTGCTTCGCGGACTTGCCGCCGGACGTACAAGCAACCATTAGAAGGATAAGCCAAAGCAACGAAGAGTTTCAGAGGCGGACGAGGATAGCTATAGACTTTCAAGGTATGTAATGAAACGCAGACAATTCCTAAAAGCAAGCGCAGCAGTAGTTGGAACTGGAGTTGGAACTGGTTGGGTCGCGGACTTATCAGCTGCCAGTGATGATGATATTGATTATATCGGTGGTAAGATACTCGGTTATAGGCCATTGCCCGCCCCTGCGGCGTTCCACAGGAGTCAGGCCAAGTTTCGCTGGGTGTTAGGTGGTAACAGGAGTGGCAAGTCTGAAGGTAATATCGGTTATGATTTATGCTCCTTTGCCATAGGTATGCACCCGTTCCGCAGGACGCCGGAGAATGCCACGATATGGGCTGTGGCGGACAACTGGCCCTTAGTAGGCAAATTGCTATGGGGCGAGAAGATTAAGGATTATTTGCCTCCTGAGCAAATTAAAAGGATTATTTGGCACAACTTTCAAGAGGAAATACCTCAAGAGATACAGATGATCAACGGTACTCGTATTGAGTGCAAGGCTGGCGAGCAGGGCCGCACGGCGTTCGAGGGCCGTCCTATTCACGCCATATACCAGGATGAGCAGATTAAGAGCGATAGTGAGGGTATCTTTACCGAGATGCAGGCACGGCTTCTGGACTTTAATGGTTTCTTTGCCGGCAGTATGACTCCCATCCGGCCCCAGCCCTGGCTTGAGGAGCGGGTGATAGACTTACCGCCCACTGATGAGATATTTTACGCCAACCTCAACGACAACCGCAAGAGCCGGGGCGGATATATTGACGATGAAGAGATTGACTTAATGATAGCCGATTGGCCTGTGGAGGTGCAGGAGACTCGGATTAAGGGTTATTTCGCGGCTTTCTTTGGCGCCGTCTATAAGACGTTCAGCCGCAAGGTCCACGTCTGCAAGCCGTTCAAGATACCTGATGATTGGCAGCGGTACAGGGCTATCGATTGGGGCTTCAACAACCCCTTTGTGTGCTTATGGGCTGCCAGAGACCCTGATGGCCGCTGGTACTTTTACAATGAGCATTACGCAGCTCAACAGACGTTAGCCTATCATGCCCAGTGTATTAAGCAAATAAGCGGTAAGGAGCGATACAGAGTAACGTGGGCTGACCACGAGGCCCAGGAGCGGCACGAGTTCAGGCAGTTGGGCATAGAGACTATGCCAGCCAAGAAGGACATACATTTGGGCATTGAGGCTGTTCAGGCTGCTTTGAAGATACAAGCAGACGGCAGGCCGAGGATACAGATATTCGATACGTGCAAGCATACAATCAAGGAGACGGGCGGCTACAAGTGGGCTGAGGGCAATGAGACAAGAGATGCTAAAGATGAGCCGTTGAAGCTCAATGACCATACCTGCGACTGCCTGAGATATGGGATTTACGGCGTTGACCACAAGGGTTACTTCAGTAGGTTGGTGGCGTGATTATGGAATCAAGACGAATATGCAGGAAGACAGCAGTTGAATGTTTAGAAGCAATATGGCCTTCGATTGAGTGTACGGGGCAAGAAGTGAAACAGGTTAAAGTTAGATATTGGGGCCAAATGGGCATGGAGTGTGAATTTTCTGTAAGGCGACGTAACTTTTTATCAAAAATTATATTGCCGAAAAGCAAGCCAACGCACGGTATTGGGGTTGACTGTGTTGGAGGTTATGACACTATTGAGACCAAGTCCGGCAAGTTGACCTATGTTCAGATAGAAAGCTATTTGAGGACAAAATGTGGCCTTGTAGGTTTAACTATAACAAAAGTAGATTGGTAGTGTAAATGAAAGAAAGAGAGTTGAAACTAATACTTTTGTGGTTTATCTTGACATGGATACTATTGTTACTTTTTCGTATCTGTTAGATTAAAGGGTTATTTTAGTAAACTGGTGGCATGATATGAATAAATGGGTAAATGTTGATATAGGAGATGAGATAACGATGCCTGTCGGTGTTATTGTAGAGACTCGTATTCATGAAGGAAAGAAGCAATTTCGTAACCCAATTATTCGACCTGTTTGCGATATTGAATATTTAGATATACTCCACGATTATCAATTATGGATTAAAGGGATATTTCAGTAAACTGGTAGCATAAATGACTATTTATTCTTATTATTTCTTTGACGGATTTGATTGGTGGATAATCTATACCCAAGCGCGACTTTGAGATAAGGAAGGACGAAGTATGATAATATGCGCTTGTAACAACCGGAAATGTGACGGTGAATGTCGAGACAAGAATTTATTACGTCCCCGCAAGCATCTTGATTGTTGTCCTGCTGCTAGTGGCGATGGTTATAATAATGGATACAAGCATAAATACTCACAGCCACAGAAGAATAAGGACGAAGTATGAGAGCAATAGCAAGATTTTTTATGTGTGATTTGCTTAACCAACATTGGTACGAGCCGACAAAGTATCAACGTTGGCTATCGAATGGGGAGAATTGGGTATGTCGGCGATGTGGCAAATCTATAAAAACAATCAAAGAGTTAGAAGGGACTAAAGGTAAAATATCATTAGCCACAGGAGAATAAATGGATATCAGAACATCCAAGTTAGGCAAGGAATAAAGAATGAAAGCAAGTTTTGCGTGGTGCGGAGAATTTCAGCCAAAGGAAAAATAATGAAGTGCGAAGATTGCAAATGGTGGCACGAAACAGAAGATAATTATAAAGGTGACAAAATAGGTTCGTGTCGCAAGTTG